GAGTGTTGTCCAATAGCATGCGCAATACAAGAAAAATTTCCTGACAAACTCGTATCAGTTGGTTGGTGTAATGAAAATGATGCACGCTTAATGTTTCACGAATTTTTTTATATTTCAGTTATGGATCCAGAAAATGACTATGATGAAATTATTTATAGTGATGATAAAATATCTGATCTAGAAAAATGCTCGAAGTTTGCTGACAGATATGATAATGGGGACAAAGTTGAACCATTTGAATTTGAAATAAAATAATGACATTTAGTTGGAAACATCCAAAATATTACAAAAAAAATAAAAATATAAATAATCAAGGGAGCGAGCAAGCTGACGAGCGAACTAGCGAGCAAGGTGATAATGAAAATAAAAAGAAAAGAAACTGGGGTTCAGTATCCGTAGGCAATAAAAAAAATCTTTCATCTACTTCGTAAGCCAACCCCAGAAAGATGCTTATAAAAATTAATTGAATTGTACTGTAAATTACGGTATAAGTCAAATACTATGGGTCTACCAGCAAAATTAACAGAACGACAGATTAAATTCGCAGAATTATTGGTCTATAATGAAGGCAGAATGTCGCCATCAGAATGTGCATACGAGGCGGGATATAAGACCAGACCAAGACAAGCTGCGAGCGAGCTACGTAATCCTAAATTATCACCTCTGGTTGTAAAATATATAGGTGAGTTACGAGCAGAAATTCAAGAGAAATATGGAATCACATTAGAAAAACATTTAACTGAATTAGCAAAATTAAGAGATGAGGCTAGAGCAAAAGGGGCCTGGTCTGCCGCGGGTAATATGGAAATAGCTAGAGGTAAAGCCGGTGGATTATATGTAGATCAAAAAATGATTATGACAGGTAATCTAGACAACATGTCAGTAGATGAACTACAAGACAAAATGAAAAGAATCCTAGAAGATCACAAAGAACTTATCGATATAACTCCGGAAGTAGAGGAAATAGAATCAGTACAATTAGAATCAGAAAAAGAAAAAGATTCTGATGATAGTTTGAAAACTTAATTAAACTTTTATACAGAAAACTTATTAGTCTTAACATTTTTAATTACCTTTAGTTTTTTAATACCTTGAGAATTGGGGCCTTTTTTTGGAGGCAGTTGATCCCATTTAACATTAGGCATATTTTTAGTTAATGTTTTATTTTTCATAAATTTATTTTTTCCATCTTCATTATACACCCAAGAGGGAATACATTTCTATCAGAAAATAATTCCTCATTCTCTTCATAAGATGCAAACGTCCATAAATACTTTCTATCTTTGTGAAATACATAAGCATTAGTGATCATGGTAGATGGAACCAAACCTAGTGATTCATGGGCCGTAGCATGCCCGGAATCGCCTGTCGGGTCGATCCAGGTTATCTTGTAGTAGTAATATCTTTTCTTGTTGATAACTACTGATCTGTATTTAGATTTTTTTCTAGATTTTGGCATTCATTCTTTTACTATAAGGGGAATTTTTAGGCAATTTTGTTTTTTTAAAAACCAAAAAAAAGTCTCTTCGCAGAGTACATTTCTGAAAAAGCTAGTAAAATCAATGCTTTTAAACACCTTGCCAAAGCAAAAATGCAAAAAAGCTAGTAATACCAACAATCTTGCCAGACCTTGCCACTGTAAACCACCTCCTTTGGCAATACTATTAGTCAATAATACCAATGCTTTTAGCTCAATTTTACTACCTTGCCAAGCCTGCCAGAGGTTTTTTTTTACTTTGTAAAAATAAAATTGCCTCAAAATTCTACTTACACCGTGGCAACGCTCCGCGTTCCGCGCACAACTATCAAAAGTCCGCGTAAAATGGACAGTGGATCGGGGTAGGTGTGACATATTTATCACATAACACATTGTTGACACAATTATAACACAATTACTTTAGAATCATTCTAAATTTACTTTAGAATTCTTCTAAACTATGAATGGATCTTGGTTTAGTAGTGCCTAACTTTATAATTTTTTTAATATTAGGTGCTTTCAATTCAAGAGTAGCGTAGGACTTCCATTGTTTACAGATTAAATTTAATTCAATCAATAAATTAGAAAATTGTTTTTGTGTAATGTCCTTACATTCTATGATTATTTTCTTTTTAGTTTTCATAATTAGGGCCCTGGGGATAGTTCCACTCTCGCTTTCCTACCCCCAAATTAAACTTTATTAATTTTAAAAGATAAGTCAATTAACTTTGATTAAAAGTTATTGATCTAAATCGTTTAATAGATTCAGCCTTCAATACAACTCTTGCGGGTTCTGGTGAATTAATTAATTGATTCTGTTGAAGTTCTATTTTTCTAACCTCTTCTAAATGACCATCCATGGTTTCAATATAAATAGGACAATCAGAAATAATAGTTCCTTTTTGTCCGTCGGTAAACTTATCAAGTATACTTTGAAAGTCTCTTAATCTCATATATGATCTCTCTTTGATTTTGCATTGTTTAAAGTTTTAACAGCACTTGCTATTTCTTCAGTAACTTTGTACCATTTTTTAGTCCACTTATCTTTATCGATACCTGAAGTTTTATCAATCATACCTTTTATATTAGCAAGTTCATCCATCTTTACATCAATATATCTATCCGACATTTTCTTTCTCCTTTTTTTGTTTATAGTATTGATCTACACGTTCTAACCATTGGTGTTTATATTTTTTAAACTCTTCACCTTCGATGACAAATTCTTGATAATAGTTATCTTTTGAACACATCATCACAACACCTTTGGTAATAGAAGTTTTGTAAACATAATTGTGGGCCATAGCATATGCCGCTAATTGTAAGCAGTAATCCTCGATCCACTCTCGTTTTTTAGGTTTATTTGTTTGTTTAAAATCGACTATAGCATCCTGTCCTTTATGCACCGCTATAAGGTCTGTAGCGCCCGCATATAGCCCAGGATAGTATAATGTGGCCTCCAGGCCATAATATTCAGAAACGTTGCATAGGCCCTGTTCTATGACCCGTATAGCCATATTATGGGCTTGTTGTCCTACTTGAGTTAGGTCTAAATATCCTTGTTTTTCTATGTATTTTTCTAGTATAAGGTGCATTGCTGTACCTCTAGCGGCACTTTCATCCACGATCCGCGCCGCGTTTTCAACGCCCATTTTTTCGCGCCAAAGTTGTAGTGATTCTTGTTTCTCGGGTGATTCGGTAGCCTTTAAAATTGTAGTAACACTCGGTAACTTTTCTTTACTATCAATATCATAGTGTCGTAGTCCGTCGATCATTTCACGTTTTGTTTTAGGATAGATAAATTTTTTATTTAGTTTCATTTTATATTTTCCAAATCTTCTTTTGAGTTAATAGGATTAAGTTTATTATTTTCTAGTTCATACAGCGGGGCCATAGTTTTAAAAGTACTACCATCCGCTCTAGTTCTAACAGAACCTTTTTCAAAAAATTTTGCTTTTTTTAAAAACTCTTCTTTAGGTAGCCATCCACAAATTTGCGCAACACCAGTTTTTTTATTAATACTTACACCCAATAAAATATCGTTGGCAGAATCTTTTTGATAACCAACAAAGTTGTGAACATAAAAATCTTTCATGTCCACATTACGGGCCATAGATTTTATATCTATTTTTTTATTGTTAATGACTATATCCTCGATCAGCGATCCGCTATCATACTGTGGTAATTCTTTATTCAGTGCTTTGTAAACGATACACTCACCAACAATACCGGTATATTGTCTTTCAAAATTACCATTGAATCCTTGAGAACGTTGACCGAAGTTATGAGTCTTTACTTGATTGTATGCGTATTGTCTTATCTCATCTGTTAGTTTTAAATCTAACATTGAGTCCTTGCTAGGTTAGTCATCTCTTCTAACTCTTTATTAAAGTCCACAGTCAATTCACCTTGTGATTTGCATGTTGTACATTGTCTGACATTAAATAAATCTTTATCTCTGTCAACATAAATAAAACCATTACCTTTACAGTCCTGGCAAATTATTTTTTTATTTTGCTTTTCCATTTTTATATCCTAATTTTTTAGCAGCACGTGAAGCTAGAGCTTCTATCGTTTTACTAATGGTTAAGTTCGCATCTAAAAATTTTCCGTTCGCCAAAAAGTTTAGTTTTTTATAAGTATCAATTGGTACTGATACAGATTTAAATTTATTAGGGTCGGCCATTTATTTCTCCTTTTGTTATTTTTTGCATATTTTACTTTCTTTTTGTATCATTTTTGTAAATTATTTATGGGAAATTACAACAGAAAAACAAGTGTTGCAAGTAAAAAATTTTTAATATATAATGAGGATCTCTTCTCACACCTTTTGTTTGCCGTTGACTTTCTTGTCAGCGGCATTCAACTCTTAATTGATTAAACGCCTTTTAATTCTCTACATTCAAATTTAATAGCAAGTCTTTCTTTATTAATACGATCCATACCATAATTGTATTCATCCTTTGCTAATTCTTTTAAAGCTTCTTGAGAAAATGCATATCCGGCAATAGCACAATCATAATGAGATTTAAATTGATATCCCGCTGTTTGTGGTGATACGCATTTACCACTAATCATACTACATAAATAGAGTACTAATACAAACTTCATGGTCTCCCTTGTCGGTTGTATTTTTTAAAGTCTCTTTTTTCTGATTTATTTTTTGATTTCTTGTGAACTCTTGGACGTTTTTTAGGCTTTGCTCTAGGTATAAAGTGTGTAAACTTAATCTTGGCCATCGTCCCAGTCTTTTACTCGTGCTATTTTATTTTTAGGAGGGGTAATAATAGGAAGATAAGATATTTTACCATTTATATGTTGTTGTAAATCAGTACCACAATCCATACATCTAAAAAATTCTTGTGAAATACCAACTAAAATAGTGTCTTCTTCACATGTTGGACATACACCATTAACTATTTCTGCTTTTAGTTTTAATCTTTTCTTAAATTCTTTTGTCATTATTTCTCCTGTATAATTTTATTAATACTTATACTACCGTCAACATTTTTGTAAAGCTCTGCTTTTACCTCACCACACATAAATTGCTTATTATTCATTTCCATATTACGTGTTGCCTCACGCTTCATTTTAAGGCATGTACTCATATTATCTTGAATTCGATGTTCTACTAATTGGCCATTTATAAAGAGGCATAGGGCTATTACTAACTGTGTCATCAATGCGCTCCATTACCATTTGCAAATTTAATATCTCTTGTTGCATCTTTTAATTTTTCTATATCTTTTTTTAATTTTTCTATTTCTTTTTCATGACTAGATAACATTACACCAGTGTGTACATTTGCTTCTAACATTTTCTGCATCTTTTCTATTTGAGTTGCCTGCCATTCAAGGATCATGAACTGTTCCTGGTCTATGGGTTTTTGAACAGATGCCTCAAGTAAATCTTTTTCAAACAGTTGATTTTTAGTTTCTAATTTATTAAGTCTTTCGATAACACCGAAAGCAAACCACGCGCCAACCACGATTGCTGTGATCAAACCTATTAAGTTCCTTAACGGAAGACCGATATTAGTGTTATCATTTATTTTCATCTGATATTTGGCCCTCCAAAAAATGCTAATAAACACATTAAGATTATTAATATAGCTGTGAATCTATAATCCATCCTGGCATACTCCACTACTGACATGATAAACAATCTCCTTCATCACTTAATATTTCATGCTCACACTTACCGCATTCGCATAAATCCATTAGTTGTGTGTAATGCTCGTCTTGATTGCAGTGGCAGACGCAACCACATTTTTTACATTTTTCTTTTTTTTCCATATCCAGTCCCTGTTTGGCGATTACCCCATCTTTTTTGCCATGACCAGACGTTTAGTCTGCTGGAGTATTTCTCGATGAGACTGTATATTTTATCAATTATGTTTCCCACAATCAATAATTTTAAACTATTCTTTTTTATTGATTTCATAGAACATTTTGTCTGAATCTTCTGTAATCCAGTTTTTATTTTCAACGTTCCACTCTGTAGTTTGAACAAAATAGTCAGGTATATCGGACTTAAAAGTGAAATTACTAATATTCCAAAGAATGCGATTATTAGGCTGAATTGCAAAATTGCCGTTATCAAGAGCCAATACGTGGCCACACTTATGTTGATCAGGGATTTCACTATGTTCTGTATCCAGGATATTACTTTCCGGATGGGCCCAATCAATCGTGAATAAATATTCTCCATAATAAAATTTTTTATCTTTTCCAAAATATTTACCACGTTGTGAAATTAGATAACCAAAGCTATGAACACTAGGATAATAACTAAAACTATTCCACAGTTGTAACTGGTCAACCGGCATATCGGGCACTTCGGATCTGTCATACGATTTTTCGAAAAACGCGCTGATAGGCAATCTAAAAAAGACGGCGCCATTTGGTAACATAATGTGAAATAACGTTGCAGCTCCTGCCATAGAGGTAAGACCAAAGACCACACACTCTTCACTTTCTCCTTGATGTTTTTTAAAATCATAAAGATACTCCTTCCTTACTTTACAATAAATAGGTGGTATATCTGCATTTAGATATGCCATTATTTAATTTCTCCCCAATTGTCTCCTTGTTCAAAATCAACTTTATTTGGGACTTCTAACTTAACAGCATTCTCCATAATTTCAATTATTTCTTCTGCTTTTTTAGGTGATTCAATAGATATATCTACTTCATCATGTATTTGTATATGAGGTAATATACCATTTTCATATAAAGCAACCATAGATTTTTTAGTCATATCAGCCGCCGATCCTTGTATTAATTTATTTAAAGCTTTGTATGTAAAGGCTCTTTTTAAAGGTTCATCATATTCTTTTCTAGCTTGTTCTAATGGTAATGGTTTAAAAATACCAAACTGTGTAGGTTGCCATAAATCAAAATGACAGGCCCGACCACCTAAAGTTCTAATCTTACCACGATCATTTGCTTTACGTGATACATTGTCCATCAGTTGTTTTACAAATGGTGCTTTGGTGTGATATTGTTTTATTAATTTTTCTGCAGAGTCTTTCATCAAACCTAGTTCTGCCATTAATTTATTTTTACCCATACCATACATTAAACCAAGGTTAATTGTTTTGGCTTGTTTACGTTCAATGCCAGCCATATCTGCAACAACCTGGTGAAAGTCTGCATCACCTTGTTTATATGCATCTACAATTTCATCAACACCCATAAGATTTTGTAACTTTGCATAATGTACTAAAATTCTAGGTTCTTGTTGTGAGTAATCAAAAGTTCCCCATTTACATTTTTCTTCTGGAATAAATATTGATCTTATCATTGGGCCCAATTCAGGATGTCTTGCAGGAATTTGTTGTAAGTTTGGATTAGACATACTAAACCTACCTGTAACAGTTCCACCTTGATCTGATCTAATTTGATTTATGTCCGCATGTATTCTTCCTTCAACTGCATGTTTAGTTATTGAATCAATAAATGTAGTGTGAGCTTTATTAATTTCTCTTGCATCTGCAATTAATTTTGGAAGTTCATGTGGATGGTTTTGTAAAAAGTTTTTTGTAAAACTAGGTTCATTACTTTTTTCTGTTCTATCATATGGTAATTTTAATTTATCAAAAGCTTTTGCTATAGAACGGGCTGCATGTATTTCTACATCAATTCCTGTTAACTCTTTGATTTTACTAATAATTTTATTTTCTCTTGTAATTAAATTTTTTTTAATTTTACTTGCTTTGTCTAAATCAACTCTTACTCCTTTAAATCTCATATCCACTAAACAAGGAAATAATTTTGTCTCAAGATTAAATACATCCATTAATTCTTGATTGTACAATTCTACATTTAATCTTTGCCAAAGTTTTAATGTTGCTTCCGCATCACGTTCCGCGTACTGTCCAACAAAAAGCGCGGGTAATCTCCACATATCTTTTTTAGGATCCAAACCATATTCTTTAGCCGCCGCATTTAAAACATTTTCATCTTTACCTAACCCAACATAATGTTTTGCTAGGATATCTAATCTATATGATAATCTATTTTCATCTATTAAAGATGCCGCAATCATAGTATCAACTATTTTACCTTTTATATTTACACCTGCTGATCTTAACCAACAGACATCATACATTGCATTGTGAAATATAAAGGTAGTTTCGGTTTGATTACATATATCTTGTAACCATCCAAGTACTAATTTTTTATCCATATTACCACCAGACTCATGGTGTATCGGAAAATAGCCTGACCACCCTTCTACGGCCACCGCAACGCCAGCAATGTGGCCTTTACCAGTCACGTTCCCCGATCCGAGTGTAGTTAAATACGGATCATTAGTCTCTAAATCTATAGCTATTTCTTTATAACCTCGAAGATCTTTTAGTTCTTCGGGCATAACCCACTCTGTTTCGGGTGTAAATAAAGGTATTTGTGTACTTCTCATCAGTCTTCCTTTTTATTATAGTAACATATCATTCTTTTATTTTTTTCATACTTTTCTAATCTTCTTTTCATTTTTTGGTTTTCATCATATACTTCTCTATATTTTTCAGTTAACCTTTTAATTTTAGGTTCATACATTTCTCTATAATATAGACTCCAATTTTTACCTACTTCGTTTTCGCTTGACATCCATATCTCTTAATTTTTTTATTTCTAACTCGCAATAATGAATCACCTTTTCTAAATCTTGAATGCCGTTTTTATTCATGTAACGACAAACATATTTAATAACGTTTCCTTGAAAGAAACTCAAGTTATTTTTAGAAATAAATTCATACGGTTGAATGTGAAAGTCTTTGTAGTGATTCCCACCTATCTGCTTGTCTTGTGGAAATGCTTCATCAAACATATCTTTATTCGTCATTTGTTTTCTCCTCTTCTTTATTTTCTTTTTCTTTTTCTTTTTTACCAAAGATTTCATCAAAGTTTTTTTTATATAAATCATTAGTTGGTCTACTATGACCATCCCACTGTCTTCCTTTTTCTTTATTCATTGTCTTCCTTTTTGTGTGAATAAACTTCGTACCAAGTATTACATTCCTTACAATCATACATAGATATAATTGTATATTCTGAATCTGGTGTTACATCTTCAGCATCATAATCATTTTGCCACACTACTTCTGCATTACAATAAAAACATTTCATATAATATAAGCTCTATCAAAGTTTTTAGGATCTAATACATGCAATTCTTTTTTAGCTCTTGTTGCACCAGTATAAAACAAACGATGTAATTCATCTGGATCATAACTAAATGTTTCAAGTGCCGCGTTAGTTAAGTCTTGCATTAGTAAAACTTTGTCAGCTTCTCCTCCTTTCGCTCCATGTATTGTTGACATTATTATACGAGGATTTTTATTTATCATTTCTCCATTCGCCCTCATATTACGAATGTAGTTTTCTGTAATGGTATCTAATCCTTCAAAAGATTCATACCAAACTTGATCAGTTATTAATCCATGTTTATCTTTACAATCTTGTAAACTATATTTTTCTTCAGAATGTAAAGTTTTACCTTTCCTAAAACCATCTAAAACATTTGAACCTAGGTATTCATATATATTTTTAATTTCTAAATGATTTAATAAACCTCCTTTACGCCAAGCTTCCCAATTATTTAAAGCCAGTAATAATTTTAATGGTACAGAGTTTCTACCTTTGTACTGATAATACCATCCTTGCAATTCACATAAATCTCTTGCGTCTTCTAAAAAATAATTGGCTGATGATAACACCAACCAATTACCTTTAGACATATCTACTTGAGTAATATCTGAATATCTTCTTAACAAACCTTGTTCAATTCTCGGTTTATATTCTTTATCAAATCTTTTTTGTACTTTGCTTATTATTTTTTGTGAGAGCTCATGTATTGGGCCACCAGGTATTCTATAAGATTGATCTAATACTTTTATATTATCTACTTCTTGTTTCAATGCTATGAAATGATCTACATCCGCACCGGCCCATTTAAATATTGCCTGGTCATCATCACCTGCAATATAAGTTTTTCTAGCTAGTTGCCAAATTTTTCTAACCATTTCCCATTGTATTAAAGATAAATCTTGAGCTTCATCTATAAATAAAACTTCAAACGTTACTAAATTTTCTTTTAAAATAAAATCTTCTAATAAATCATTAAAGTCTTTCAATCCTTTTTCTTTCTTAAATTTTTTTAATTCTTCAGATAATAAAAATAAAGTATTTCTTTCTATATCTAATATGTTTTTTCTTGAATCATAATATTCTAATAAATCCATTCTCTTAACTGCGGCTGTATTTATTATTGTAAGGTATTCATTATCAGAATTAAATGTGCCATCACTATCAGAAAATTTTGCAATTTTAATTGGAATACCACATTTTTCACCAAACTCTTTATAGTCCTCTGGTTTCATCATTTTTTCTTTTGTCATACCTAATTGGTTAAAAGCAAATGAATGTAAAGTTCTAAAGAAAGGTAAATCATTTTCTTTATCTAAATTAAATTTTTCCGCCGCACGATCCGCAGCTTCATTTGCTGCTTTTCTAGTAAAAGAAAAATAACCTATCTGTCTTGGTCTAACACCATCTTTTAAAAATTGATCTACTAAATTTAATAACGTAGTTGTTTTACCTGTACCTGGTGGTCCTAAAATTATTGTTTTCATATATTAAAAATGCTCCTCATGATATTTAGTTTGAGAAGTAGATGCTTCTATTTTTTTCATAGTTTTAATTTTAATTAATCTAGGTTGTTGTTTCTTAATTGTCATTCTAGTCTCTTCAATAAATACATCTAATTGTTTTAATAAATTACCTGTTTGAGTTTTATCTTTTTCCCAATGATTTCTTTTACAAAAATTAAAAAAGTCTTCCATTCTAAAATAAGTAAATTCTCTATTCTCATCTGTAAAAGGAAGTTTATTAAATATATCATCCAATGTTCTTGCAGATTGTCTATTGGTAGTCCAATCTTGTAATAGTCCTGTTAATTCATTTACAGGATTTAAAGATTCTAATGGTTCAACTTCTTGAAGATTAGTCATCATAGGTTTTAAAAAATGTTGCTTCCAATCTTTTGGTTTAGGAACTGGTACTACTAAATTAGCTTGATCTAAACATGCCAATGCAAACATACCAGGATTATAAAGTTGTTCTGATTTTAATTCTATTCTAGTTTTATCTACATCTAAAAACCATTGTGGTGGTGTTGATGCATATTTAGTTAAACTTCCAAGTACAGGCATTTCCTCTTCACCAAAACCTACACCATATCTTTTTGTTCTACACAAACCAGATTGACATACAGAATTAATTGGTGCATCTTTACATCTGTATTTATCATAACCTTTTCTATTAACTGATTTAATTAATTGTTGAACCTCACCATTACTTAAAGCAGGTTCCATATAATCCATATTAGCTTTTACAATATCATCTTCCCAAGTATCTGGTCTTGATTGTTTGTAGTAAACTGCAATATTAAATAAAGCATTATTCCTGGAACCCTCTCCAAAACCAGTTGAAGCTAGTTTATTTAAACAAGGAGGGCCTCCAGGAAATGCTTCCTCTATTTTCTTCTGTTCGACTTTAACTTGCTCGACTTGATTTTTTTCTTGCGCATATAAATTATAGAGCTCAAAAAATTCTTCAAGTGTGCAACCATTGCCTTCATCGTTGATAGCATATCTTAATCCTTTCATTAGATTGTGGTAAGGTAAGTTTAAAAAATTACCAGTGTCACCACGTTCCACTAGTATTTCTGTTTGTTTAGGAAAGATTTCTGAACCTTCATATCCTAAAACTGTTGCAAATTTTTTAAGAGTAGCTTGCATTAAAGCAGCTGAAATATTTTCTTTGGTAAATAAAAAAACG